TGGCGGTATTTGACTTCGCAACAGCCATCAGGTCGGCCCTGCCAGCGCCAGGTTGCCGTTGGACGAGTGGATGGCTTTCAGTTCGTCCACGATCTCTTCGAGGTTATCGTTTTCCTCCGTGTGCGCGATTGCAATCGCCTTGGTGTTGTTGTCGACAGCTTCCTTTAGCGCCGCCTTCAGAATCACGACTTCCGCCTTTAGCGAATTCACCGCATCGATGACGCCGGCCCATGAATTGCCGTTCGCGGCCGAGACGTTCGCAACCGACGAGATCGCCGACACCCCGCCAACCGACGCCGTTCCTCCCGTGATCGCCGAAGTGCTGGTGCCGCCCACCAGCGAGATCAGTCCCGCAAGCGCGGACTGCACATAGGCAAAGTCATTCTGGAACGCGACAGACGAGGCATTATAGGCTCGGCTTGCCTGCAGGAAATTGTCCGAATACTGCGTGATGCTGGACAGCGCGTTCTGATCGCCGCCCTGCGCAAGTCCCAGCTGCGTTGCAAACTGCGAACGCGCCGCATCGAGACGGCCTTGCGGCGAAAGCGTCGAATTCGATCCGCCGGTAAGGTTGTTGAGATAATCCTGGATGCGCTGCATCTGGCCGATCCGCGCATCGGCGAGCCGCTTCTCTTCGTCGATGGCCCGCTGTGAGAAGTCCTTGACGACGTTGAGACGTTCGGCCGCCACGGCCTGGTCGAGCAGAGCGAGATTCTCCATCGAAATGCCGGCGGCAAGCGCCGCATTTCGCTCCTGCGTCGCCTTGGCGTCGAACAGCGTCAGCGCCCCCCCCAACGTGGAGCTATCGGTCGTGGCGGTGAGAAGCCGCAGCTGCAGCGACAGTTTCTGGCTTGCCTCGGCCGCCGCATCCACGAATTGATGCACCAGGCCGGTAAGTTGCGGGAACTGGGCGATCATGTCGTTGAACGCATCGCCGGTCAGCTTGGCGCTGTTGACCGCGGTCTGCGCGGTCGAGATCAGCCACGCCTGCAGCACGTTCGGATTGACGCCGGCGGCGCTGGCCTCCGACACCTTCCTGATCGCGTCCGCGATGGTGTTGAGGTAGCCGACCCCGGAATTGTTGCGGACGTCGGCGACGAGCCCGCGCTCGAACGTGTCGCGCAATTCCTGCTGCTGGCGCGCAATCGACGCCGAGATGCTGTCGATGTACCCCTGGTTTGCGAGCCCGTACTGCTTGAGGAATTCAAGCAGTCCGGCGCCTTCGTCGGCGACCGCCTTCATCTGGTTGGCAAGGTCGCTTGAGACCGCGGAGGCGGTTTCGAACTGCAGCATGGTACGGACCACGCCGCGGTTGAAGGTCTCCTGCAGATTGGAGATGGCGCTACGGTCCCGCGCCTCCAGCGCTGCCATTGCCAGCTGCTCATAGGTGGCGCGCAGCTGCATCAGGCTGTTGGTCAAGGGGCCGAGATCCACGCCGGAGGCCGCGCGGCTAAAGGCGTCGACCTGGTCGGCCATGTCCTTCCAGCGCTGTTGCGCCTCCTCCAACGCCCGCTTGGCCTTCTGGTCGCCGGTGAAGGCGGAGATCAGCGCTGACGCCCCGAGTTGCAACGCGCCCATACCCATCTGCATCGGGTTGCCACTGACCAGATTGGTAAAGCCCTCGCTCGCGAGCTTGCCGGCGAAGGCGTCCAGCGATTGCACCAGCGCATCCATGACGTTCTTGCCGGTGACGAACGCGGTCACAATCGACTTGCCCACCTCCCGGAATCCGTCCGCCAGCATCTTCTGCGCATTGGTAACGCGCATCGCCTGCGCTTCGACGCTGCCGAGTGCATCGGCCACCTTGGGATAGATCGCACTTAATTGCTGGGCGATCTGGACGTCCTCGGAGGACAGCCCAACGGTGTCACGCTGAAATTTGATGTTCTGGTCGATGCGCGCCTTGGCGAGTTCCGTTGCCGCTTCGGCCGCGCGCTTGGCGAGATCGTCGATCTGTTGCGCCACTTTGCCCACGACGGGTATGCCAGCCTGCATTGCAGCCGTCCACAACATGGCGCGCGTCCGGCTTTCCTCCAGCGCGGCTGCGCCAAGGCCGACCGCCTTGGCGTCCGCCTGCATCCGCGCGATGTGCTTTTCTGCAGAATCTACGGCCCGGTCGAAGCCATCCTTCTGTGCCGCGGCTGCGGCCGTCACCTTGTCGAGCGTCTTGGAGTTGTCGCCATAGACGCGATTGGCGAGCGTTGCGGTCTCGTTGACCGCCTGCTGGACGCCCTTGGTATTCTGCAGGCCGGCGCGCAGACGGTCGAGCGCCTGCGTATAGGCATCGGTCGCCCGCGCCTCCTCCGGCGCCGTAGCGCCGGCAAGCAGCCGCCCGCCGATACCGATGCCCGTGCCGACGCCTGGCACGCTTGGCCCGACGACGGCAGCGGCGGTCCCGACCGCATTGGCCCCACGCTTGACATAATCCCAGAACGCCGGCGTGATCTCGCCAATCTTGGTGACGAGCCGAGCGGCGCCGTCAAAGGCCTGTGCGATGGCCTCGACGATGCCGACCCATGCCGCGTGCATCCGGACGCCGAGTTGCGTCAGCAAGTCCTGGATCGGATGCCAGCGCTGCTCCAGCAGCTTGATCGCGGCGTCATAGCGCGCCTGCAGCTCCACGGCGCGGCCGATATCGGCGGCCGACACCAGCTCGGTTTCGGCAATCTTCTTTGACTGTTCGAGGATCTTGTCGAGGTACTCGGAATCCTGCCGCAGCCGGTCGGAGACTTCCGGGCCGAAGGCCGTCTTGGCAAGATCGAGCGCGGCCAGGCGCTGACCGTCCTGCATCGCCTTGTTGATCAGGGTGACGATGGCCTCGAAGCGCTGCTGTGTCGTGTTGGCCTGGCTCAGCATCTGTACGCCGGGATTGCCGCCGAAATTGCCGGCATCGAGATGCTTCCGCAGCTGCTGATCGAGCGCGCTGCCGCCAAGGGCATCGCCAGCCGCCTTTTGCAGGTTCTGCAGCAGGCGCGTCAGATCCTCCACCGGCACCTTTGCCGCCTCCGCGCCCTTGATCAGACGCTGGTAGAACGTGGTCGACAGGTCGACCGCCGCGGCCTTCTCGGCGATCTGGCGGTACTCCTCCAGCTGCTTGCCGCCGAGCTCCCAGGCCTCGCCGATCATCTGCGCGATATTGATCACGATACCGATGCCGCTCAGCGCGCGGATCGCCGGCATGAATCGCGTCAAAATCGAAGCGGACACCGCGGCCACTGTCGGATTGAACGCCGCCATCGCCGCACCGGCCATCGCAATCGTGCCGCCGAGTGGCGCAAGCGCAGATGAACTGCGCGCCGCGATCAATCCGAGTTCGATCAACCCGCGTCCGGCCGCGTTGGTCGCGAGCACCATCCCCGTCGCAACCGCGGCCAGGGCCGTTGCTGCGGCGCTCAGAGCCGGCTTTGCCATGCCGTTGACGACTTCGCGGAACGCCGGCGAAAACGCATAGGCTGCCGCCGCAGCGGTGCGAATGTGTCCCGCCGCCTCCGCGGCCTCGATACCCATCAAGGTGAAACTTTCCTCGACGTTATCGTTGGCCGCAACTAGCTGCTGCGATGCCCGCGATTGCTGGGTGATGATATCGGCATATTGCTGCTGCGATCGGATGCTCTGCTCGATGGACCGCCGCTGACGCTCCATCGCCTGCTCGATCGATCGAGCCGACTTCTCCTGCTTTTCCGCGGCGTCCGCGACGCCGCCCTGCGCCTGCGCAAGCCTGTTCAGCCCGGCAGAGGCTTGGTCGACGCCCTTGACCTGGGCCTCGATGGAGATGCGGCGAACGACATTGAGGTCCACGAAAGATCAGCCTCTCTTCTTGGTGGTCTTCTGCTTCTTGGAGATGTTTTTCAGCAGGCGCCCGACCGGATGCGCTTTTCGGTCGGGTGACTCCGGATCGTTTGCACCTTCTTCGACTTCAGGCTCCGGGGCCTCCGTCTGAAGCCGGAGCCATCCGTCGTCGATGGCGCGCAATGTCTGGATCATTTGTTCGGAATCGTCCTCGCCGAGGTAATCCATCTCGACGAGGACATAGTCCCTGATAACCGACCTCGGGATCGGCCCAGGCCCCATGCCAAACGAGCGCTCGCTGGCAAGATCACTAAATGCGCGAAAGATGATTTGAAGATGGGGAACGTCGTCGATCAGCGGGCGCTCGAAGTATTGCCGCGGCGGATCATCGCCGCGCTGGATCATCAACTCCCAGCCGTCGAAGAACTTGCTCCACTTGTTTTGCCAGCGGAGCAGTTCGACTACTTTCCCGCGTCCTCCTCGACCTCCGCCCTCATTTGGGTGCCGACGACATTGCATGCCCAGATCGCGGCATCGTGGAACATCGCCCATTGCGGATCGGTCAGAAGCTCGTTTGCCTTCTCCTTGGAGTAGGGCACGGCGACGCCGTCGATCGTCAGATTCTCCCAGTCGATCAGGCCGTGGTCGCGGCAGCAGATCGCGTTGATGCGCCGACGCTCGCTCGGGTCGAGCCCCTTGATCCGCATCTTGCGCGGCACGGCGGAGATCAGCGCATCCTGCCGCTTCTCCCACGCCTTGTTATTGGCACCACGCACCTTGAGCCGGAGATCGCCCATCTCCGGGATATCGCTGACCCACGCGCCTTCTTCACGCAGCTTCGGGTCTACTCTCTGCTCGCCCAACTCCATGCATCACCTCGTTGTCGGTTGATAGTGTCCCGCACGGGCCACACCCGTGCGGGAGATGAAGAACATCGATCAGGTCGACGCCGGGTTCTCGTAGATCTCGGAGTTGATGCCGATGTTGTAGTTGTTGCGCACCACGTTGTCGTTGCTGCCGACGTTCTTGCGCTTCGACATCACGAGGCCCCGGAAATACTGGATGGTGTCGGAATAGCCGGCCGGACCATCGGGCAGCACCACCTTGAACAGGTAGTTGTTGTTGGTGCCCTCCGCATCTTCGAGAGCCGCCTGCCCCGCGTCGAGCGGATCGTGCGCGCAGGTCACCGCCAGCGTGCCGGCATCACGCGCGCCCTTGGCGTGCCGCATGCGACTGTCACCGATGGCGGCAAATGTCACGTCGTTGGACTGGTCGCCGTATTCGCCGAGCGATTCAATCAGTCCAACTTCGACCCAGCCCGACGTGGCCTCGAACTCCTCGATGCTGTCGACGGTCGACGTAGCCGCTGCACCGATATAAAACCTCGTTCCAGACGCCGTGATGATGTCACCCATGGCGCATGCTCCTTTGAGATGTGGGCGTCATTCATGACGCGCCGGAGCTGCCGCCCAGACAGCAATGATGATTAAGCCCGGATGCGGGTTCATCCGGGAACGCGAACGCACAAACTTTTTGAATAGGTCAGCCGCTGAACTGGTAGCGATACGGAACTATAACAGAATATTCTACCCAATTGGCGTCGTCGTTGGCGTCATTCACGATCGGCCCCGACGGCACAAAGGTCTCGAAGCCAGAGCCCGGCCGGTACTCGCGAAACAGTCCGGCAAGCGTATTGGCCCAGGCCACCGACTGGGTCTGCCCTATCTCGCGCTTGACGTTGAGCACCAGGCGGGCCGTGCCATCCTCGAAGAACTTGCCATGCAGCACAGGCTTCTCGCCGTTGACGACGGGATACTGCACGACCAGGAAGGCGTCGTAGCCCTGCGGCGGCTCGGTGATGGTCTCAGGCAACACGCCGTCGAGACCGCCCACGACCGGACTTACGGTCCACGAGGCATGCAGCCTTGCCTTGATGGCAACGTCCACAGCATCCGCAGGCATGGCCTACCTCAATTTCACGACGATGGCAGGATACCTGCCGCTCGACTTATTCCCGGCCCGACCCTTCACGATGGCGCCGGACACCGCTGCCCGGTAACTGAAGGCGATGCGCGCAACCTTGGAGAACCGGCGACGCCCCAGCGTGGCAACCGCCTGAAAAACACCATCCGGCGCCTGCGACGACGAACCTGTTTCGATCTTCCGTGCATAGGGCAGCGTGTTGATGAAGATGTACTCTTCGGCGCTCGGCACCGGCTCGCCGATCGGGACCGCGGTGCCGTCCGCGAACAGTTCATGCGAGCGCTTGTAGACCACGCTTGGATTGGGATCGGGGCTTGCCTTCGGCGAATGCAACTCCAGTTGCTCTCCGATCCACGCCAGCGCATCGGACACCACGTCAAACTCGGCCACGATGGAGCCGTCCGGCCTGACGGAAGCAAGCGGTGCGCCTTTTTTGCCGTCCACATAGATCGTCCGCGGCGCGTCGCGACCAAGGATCTGCCTATTGGCCCGCGTTGCGGCTTCTATCGTCTCGCCGGCGAACGCCGCCAGCGCCTTGCTCTGCGCCGCAGGCGAGAGCGTATCGGAGAGGATCACGGCGATGTCGCGGTCGATCGCTTCGACCTTCGTTTTGACCGCCACGCAAATACCTCCTCGAAAGGCTGACAAGGATAGGCCGTGAGCGCCGAGTCGGGCGTGGCGTTGATCACCTCGCAGCCGATGACTTCGAATTCCCCGGCGGCGTCATCCATCTCGCGCCGCCAGCGCTCGATCCGCCCGGCGTCAATCTTGGCAACGCCACGCTCTGATGCGCTGAACCGCCGCCCGTGCATTTCAAAGCCGGCGAGCACGATGCGCCTGGCCCCCAATTGCACGGCAAGATTGATAGCCTGCCATCCGGAATGCCCGCCGCCGTCCTTGAGGCCACAGCCGAGCGTTCCCTTGGGGCCAAGGATCAGTCTCGCCCCCAGCTTCGTCCTCGTCTGACGCAGCCGGTAGACCCGAGCGGCAGTCGGCGATGGCGTTACCTTCAGCCCCCTGAATTCCGGCACGCCGCGGTTGGCGAGCCACCATCCCTGATCGATGCCGTAGAGAACGTCTGCCCAGTCGACGAACTTCCAGGCCGATTTGACAGCGATGCACTTGCAGCGCCCGGCCGCCAAATGCAGCGGCAGGCTTGCCGCCGATGGCCCCGTGCCAACGATCAGCGCCGTCTCGCCAGACCAGTCCGGCCATTCAACCGCGTGCTTGGACATCATAGGCAATTGCCGTCCCGTCCTCGGCCTTGCGCAGCCGAGGCGCAATGACGGCGAGCTCGACGCCCGGACGGCCCTCGACCAACAGCTTGTCGGCCGGCGTCAGCGGCAGCGTCATGCCTTTGGCGATCAGGTCTTCGACCAGCACCAGCACGCGCGTATCGCCCTGCTGGATTGCGCCCGTCAGTTCCTTCGGCCCGTAGCCCCAAGCCTTGCCGCGCACCGCCGCATCGAATTTCGGACGGCTTGCGCCCGCGCCGGTGTAACGACGAACGATCACTACCTCCTTGAGTTCTTGCGCGTACTGCGCCCTGATCTCGGCAGGCGTCATCGCGCGTTCAGCCTCACGCTGACTGATGTGTTGCCAGCATACGTCCCTGTACTTGTGACCTTGGCCCGCCAGCGATCGCCCATGATGCCGTCCTTGACGCTGTCACTCGAAAGCGCGGCCGGCGTGTAAACCGTGGTGACCGGCGTCAATCCTGACAGGTTGACCTGGTTGTGCTCGCTCGCGGTAGCAAATGCAAAGCGCGCCACCTCGGTCCATGTCGTACCCTGGTCGAGGGTCGTCTCAACCGTCACGATGCAGGTCGTACCACCGGAGCCATAGACAAAATTGACCGACAGCGTCGCGGCCAGCATGCCCTCGAGGTTGTCGAGATATTCCTGCGTCTGCCCCTGGATGTCCGGCGACGACGTGATGACCTCGCCCGTCAACGCGGTCGTGATTGCGCGGTCGCCTAGCGATTTGGTGCCGGGATTGTTCATCGCATCCAGTCCCATTTGTTGATGAAGCCGCCGCGCTCAAGGATCGAGAGCACTTCCGCCGGCACGATCTCGCTCTTGGTCGGATCGACCCAGAACTCCTTGTCGATCACGTCGGGAATTGAAACCCGCCGCAGCAGCGGATCGCGGCCGGCTGTGTTCAATTCCGCCTGCATGAACTTGATGGCGGCATACTTCAGGTCATAGGGCACGGTCGAATATCCCGCACCGTAGGACACCGAGACCTGCCCCACCGACCACGTCATGCGCTCGCTGCCGGTCGACCGATAAAGACCACGCCCTTCGAGCTCCCAGTCGCCGCTCGACAACTCCGACCCCGCCTCGGTCACCGCCGTGACTTCAGTCACCGGCTGGCGCGCGAGAAACAGGCCGTTCTGTGCCGACTTGAAGTCGAAGGTCTCCACCACGCTTTCCAGCCGCAGCGTCGGCGGGATTGCGCCGGCGGCGGCAACATTGCAGGCCTTGGTGATCATCGCGTCGACGTAGTTGGCGAGCGGCACCAGGACGGCATCCTTGCTGGTGTCGGATGCGGCAAGACCGGCCGCAGCACGACGCTCCGCTGCCGTCAGCAGCGAGCGGTCGGTATTAGGCGAGGAGATGGTCAGCGCCACGGCTTACACCCAATGCTGTTTGATCCAGGGCACGCGGTCGACCAACTCGTGCGGCTTCTTGTTTCCGTGCATGTAAATGATCCGCGCCGCCGCCGGAGGGTTCGATCCGTAAGGCACAGCGTTGAGCTTGAGCGAGAGGATCTGTGCCGGCCATAATTCCTGCGCATCCGCAAAGCCCCTGCCCTGCAGGAACTTCATGTCGTTTTCGCCGCACCATTGTTCGGCAAGCCATCGAAAGCCCGCCGGCACGAATACCACCGGATTGATGAACCCGAACTTTGCCTTATTGGTCGGGTGGGCAGGCAGGGCCACGGTCGGCGCCGTCAGGCAATACTCCGCGAAATGATTGATGTTGCGCACCACGATCATGTCGAGGCCGCAGATGATGGTGGGCTCGTTCAGCCGGAACGGCTCGATCAGGCATCCATAGTGCGGCTCGGCGGTCGCGAGCCGTTCCTGCACGATTTCCGCCTCACCGAACCGCCGGTCGCGATCCGTAAAACACACAAACCGAAAAGGAACGGTCAGATGACGCCGGAAACCACGGTACAGCTTCTCGACCCAGGACTCGTCGTACATCGTCGAGAAGGACTGTGAGTGGCTATTCGCATCCCACAGACAGCACGCCACATGCAGCATCAGGCACCGGCCCGGCGCATCCGCTCCACCTTGCGGGCAGGGTCAATCGGCACCATCGACCCGTCGCGCTTGTAGAGGTGATTGGCCGGCACGTTCTGCGTCACCACGGCACCGGCCGCGATCATCGCATCCCTGCCAATCACGATGCCCGGCAGCACGATCACGCCGGCGCCAAGGCTTGCGCCATCCTCAATCCGCGTCGTCACGAGATCATGACTGATCAGTGCGGCCATGTCGAAACCCGTCTTGTCGGCGCGCGGCCATGCGTCGTTGCAGAGTTTCACGCCGGGACCGATGAACACATCCGACCCGATGACAATGCCGGGATCGATGAACGCGCCGTGACTGACAATCGTGCGGTCGCCAAGATCGGCGCCGTCCACAATGGCACAGGATGCTATGCTGCAGTCCTCGCCGACATGCGCGTCGCGGATCACGGTTGCAAACTGCCACACTTTCGTGCGCGCGCCGATGATCGAGTCGTGCACTTCGGCGCGCGGATGGATGCGCGCCGTGTGGTCGATCATGTAATGCTGCGCCATAGCGTTCCGTCCACCAGCTCCAGCTCGCTCCATTGCGATGCCGCCAGAGCGTGAAACCAGCCTTCCCGGTCGGGACAGGCCGGCTTTTCGATCTCTTTCAGGTTGGTCTTACCGACCAAAGCCGCAGCACTGTCCGGATGAACGAACACCGGGCAACCGAACATCACGGCCTCTACCGCCGCGATCGAGGCATGCGCGATCAGGCAGTGCGCGCCCTCCAAATCCCTAGACAAGGGACGAGTCAAAACCTGTTCCTTGTGCCGGATCACCAGCTGCCGGTCGGTAATCCGGGCGATGGTGTCCAGCGTCTCCTCGAGCCAGTTCTCGCAACGGTGATACTTCACATAGGTCTTTGACGGCGCCGCGATCACGATGTGCCGGCCCTGCTTGCGCCACGGCCGCGGCTCGATCTTGAGCCTCTTCCACCGGTCGTCCGAAACCTTGGGCACGGAGCGCAGCTGGAAGCTGTTCAGATGCCAGCGGTAGTAGGACTCCTCCAGGGAGCCGGCCTTATTGGACGGATCGACCGCAAACCACCTGCGGAAGTAGCCCCTGTCCCAGTAAATCCAGTCCCGCCTGCGCTTGCGCCATTCGATGATTAGGTCGGTCGATTCCGGCTGACAGCCGACAATTGGAATGATGTCATCCGGCAAGGCCGCCAGCCTCGACGCATCATGGCGAACCACCTGCCCGCCCTGCTTCTCGATGTACCCGCCGATCCGGTTGAACAAGTCGAGCTTGAACTTCTTCAGCCCCTCCGGAATGAAGAGGCAGGCCTTTGCAGGATTGATCATTTAAGATATAACCCCACTATTAGCCCCTACCACCAGGAGAACAACCAGTGCCCATAAAGAAATTCAGCCGTTTCAAAGTGCAAACTGGCGTCCGAATGAGCAAAGAACTGAACCGTATGATCACTCAGTCCGCAAAACGTAATGGCGTCTCGATGAATGCTGAGATTGTTGCACGGCTAACCTGGAGTTTTGCGAAACAAAAACTCGACATCGCGGCCAGGGATTTTATCGCGTACATGAATCCGACACAGATCATATGGCGCAAAGAACAAAATCCTCCAGACAACAAAATCAAGCCAGCACCGGATCGAACGGACGCTCCGGCACGAAAGCGTAGGGCTTGCTCGGGTGACGTGCGAGCACGTCCAGCACCGACAGCCGCTCGCCGTTGAGAAGCCGCATCGGTTGCCGCTCCTTCAGTTCCTCCATCAGCATGGCCACGGCCGCGTCGACATGCGCATATTCGCGGGACTGCCGGCCAGACCCATAGACCGTGAGCACTTCATCCCGCGCGAACCGGTCGATCACGCTGTGACCGCCCGGGCCATGGATGTTGCAGAGTCGGACAACGGATGCGCCGTAAATCTTGCAGTACATCTCGCCGGCGAACTTGGCGATGGCATAGGGCGTCACGGGATATGACACCATCGCCGATGAGACGAACACCATAGCGGTCTGGTAGTGCAACAGCAGCCGCAGCATGCCCATCACGTTGACGTCGGCATCCGCCCGCGCATCGGTACAGGTCGCATCCGTCTGCGCCGCAAGGTGGTAGACAATATCGGCATCCGGCAGTTCGCAGGTGCGGACGTCCTGGCCACTCTTGATGTCGAGCCCGATCACCTCGTGCCCGGCTTTCTGCAGCGCGCGCACCAGGTGCTTGCCGATGAACCCCTCCGAACCGGTAACGACGATCCTCATCGCCAATGCTCTCTTATCCACCGCAGATGCGTGAACTTGTCCGGCGACCGCCAGCCCGGAAACACCACCAGCGCAGCCCCCTTCGGAAGATCGTCGCCTTCAGGCCAGCCCGGCTTCTTGAACGCATAGACGCCGCTGGAGGGACCGGCCTGCCATCCGCCGGAATTCGGCAGCTTGTGCGCGAACCAGGACTGATCGTCAGCAAACGGCGCGTGCTTGACCTTGTCGGCCGCCTCCAGCGAAAAGTCCGACCACACGTCAGGTCGGTAGCCGGCCCGCAGCATCCAGATCGATCCGTTGTAGGGGCAAGGGTTCGACGCATTCGCCCCCTGCAGGATCATGAAGTTTTCCGCGCGATAGAGCAGTGGGTAGAGATCGCCGGTCACCACCACGTCTAGATCGATGCAGACGATCCGCGAACCCTCAAGAATGCCGTTCTGCTGCTGCCACTCGGGGTCGAACAAACGTAGCCTTGCAAGGCACCCGGGGATTTTCGTCAGGTGCAGGTCCTGCTCCGGGATCTCCCACTTCGGGATATCCGGTTCGCGGTTGACATTATCCGTGATCGCCATGAAGCGAAACGGTTCCTGCATCCCCCGATGCAGGCCAGCCATCAGCTTGCGGACTTCGTGTGCGCCATACTTGGCGCCCCACCAATAGGTGACGACCGTCAGCACGCTATTTCGACCAGACGGCGCAGATGCCGAGCTGCAGCGAGATGTGCGAGGTGTGGATGCGCTTCATGCCGACGGCGCCTAGGTCCCGATCGAGATTGCGCATTTCCTGGTCGTTTTCGTGCGGCTTGTCGGAGGTGGCGCGCCAGGCGAAATACTTCTCGCAGCGCTGGCCCCAGTCCTTGATCAGGGCCGCCAGATCATGGTCCGCCATCACCCGCTTGAGCTTGTGATAGGTCGCCAGCATGACGATGATGTCATACTTCTGATCGCCGAACGCCGCCGCAAAGGCCTTCGGCCCGCCGACGAGATCGACCACTTCGAACTTGGCCGTCACCGCCCGCAGGTCGCAGAACAGGTGACGCGCCACCGCGATGCACTCCTGGTCGATATCGCAACCATGCACCAGGCTGGCGCCGTTGTTGGCGAACTCGAAACCCACCAGCCCGCGGTTACAACCGATGTCGAGCACGCGGGCGTCGCGGGCGCGCAGGACAAGATCGGTCATCCCATCCATGCGGATGTCGTGATATCCGGCCACGCGCCGCATCAGCTTGTTTTCGGAGTTCAACAGCAGCGTCATCCATCCTCACAGAATTCATGACCAATACGGATTACCGTCGTGCACCAGAAAACGCTCGCTCTTCGGGGTGCGTCCTACAGACTTTCTGCTGCCCTTCAAGTGATCTATCCTGCTCGACAAGGGTGAGTTCGCGAGCACATGGCTGGCGCGCCTTCCGCTGCCGGACAAACTCACGGGCGCCTCGATATCGCCGGCGCGCGCCATGCTCTCGATCAAATGCTGGAGCGCGATGCAGTCGTGGGTCTGGCCCAGCCGGAACAGCTGGTCACTGATGTAGAGATCGCGAAAGGCCTCCATCGCCATCCGGTGCGACCGGTGCGAGCAGCGGTACATGACGAAGCCGCACTCCGGATAATGATTCACCCTGTCGAGCCAGGCGATGTAGGACGGCTCCGGGAATAGTGACGCCAGCCACTCATGGGTGACGTTGGCATGGGTGAACGTATCGGCATCGAGCCAGATCATCACGCCATCATCCTGAGACAGGCCGGCGTCCGTCACCGCCGCCACCTTGTGAGAGAACTTCACCGCATCGAAGCGGAAGTCATAGCGCGTCGGCATCTGCCCGTGCGCGACGCGGTTGTCCTTGTGCCGGGCCTTGAACTCGCGGAGCCATGCCGGCAGCGCCTTGACAGTGACGCCTGACACGTTCGGATCGAAGTCCTCGGCATAGAGCAGGAACTCGACATCCGCAGGCCAGTGCTTGCGGAAGGATTCCACCATGCGCGCGCCGGTCTGCTTCCAGCCGGCCCGGTTCATGGTGGTGACGACGCGCAGCATCAGGCGGCCCACCTTCCGAGCATGGACCGCCACTCGTCGGCGAACCGCACGTTCTCATAGCCGGCCATGTTGGGGCAGCCGTCGGTAAAGTGCACCACCTTCGGATCGATGAACGGGTCGGAGTGACCGACCAGCCAATTCCAGGACGGATCAAGCTCGCCGATCTCGCTGTCGTCGAGCCAGCAGAACCGGTGCAGGTCGCGGCCCGGCAGGCGGTTGACCATATCGACGGTCAATTCCTTGTTGGCTTCATGGCCGCAATTGAACAGCATGAACGACGACCAGTTCTTGCGGGAATAGGCCGTCTGCACCTGCCCGTCCATTTTGACGTCAGCGGAGGGAACGTGGTTGTGCTTCACGCAGTAAACCGCCTTGGTGCGGTCGATCTGTTCGGTGAGGCGCGCCAGGTTGACCCGCGCCAGCATGTCGCCATCCATGAACAGCGCCCAACCTGCCGGAAGTTGCACCGAGCGGCTTCCACCCGAGAGCGGGCGGAACGTCTGCACCTGCTTCTGCCGCGCCAGATACGGCACCAGGAAGCGCGAGATGGCAAACTCGGTTGCCATCGGCGCATCCGAAATCACGTCCCACAGCACCGGGCGATCGGCCGCGCTGGCCCTCACTTCCGTCGGCCGCGTGTAGAGGCCCGCGGCACGCAATTCATCGAGCACGAGGCCGAACACGGGAATCTGTCGCGACAGGTGCCGCTTCACGCTTTCGCGAGTTACTGCGAACGCCATGACTTCCGCCGGCCGCGGATCAAAGCCAATCCAGATCGAATCCATTCAGCACCAGTTTGGGAGTTCGCGCTCGATGGTCGAGCGGCGAAAGCAGTTGATGGTCGAGACCGGCGAGACGTTCACGACGTCGACGCCCAATTCCTTCAAACGCGGCGCGTTCTGCTGATAGGCCAGACGGCAGCGGTCGAACTGGTGTTCGTCCGGGTTGCCGGCCCGCAGCCAACTATTGCGCCCGTAATAGTGGGAGCCCTGCAGGTCGAAGCCGATCAGCATGATGCGGATCGCACCGAACTGCACGGCCAGATTGATGGCCTGGAAGCCTGAGTTGCGCCCGGACCCGATCATCCCGGGCTGGTCGGTCAAAATCCGGTCGACATATTCCGGGCGATGCAGCGTGTAGTTTTTCGCCCGGCAAATCTCGATCAGATGCACGGCCGGAAACTGCTTGCCGATGGATCGATCCCAGCCGATCTTGAGGCCCGCAAACTCCGGCAGACCTCGCCGATGCACCCACCACGCGGCGTCGCAGCCATAGGCGACGTCCGCCCATGGACAGAGGTCAACCGCCGCCTCCTTGATGGCAATGACCTTGATGCGCCCGCACAGCCGATCGATTTCCGCGCGCTGCGCTTTCACGGATGGACCGGTCGCGACAATCGCGCAGGCCGCACCGGACCAGTCCGGAAACCAGACCGGGGCGTCAGGCCGGCAGGCCGCGAGGGCCGATGTCACCCTTGTCTCCCTTCAAGCCGCGCTCGCCATGTTTGCCGTCGACGCCGTTCTTGCCGTCGCGGCCGCGGCGCGTTGCAAGCTTCCAGTCGTCGTTGCTGTCGGGCTTCGCCCTGGTGTCCCGGGTCGCGCAGAACAGCGAACCGCCCCACATCACCATGTCGCCGCGCTTGTATTGACCTTCCGTCCAGGCATCGCGGAAGATCGGAATCGGCAGATCGATCGGGAATGTCTTGACGTCCGAGCCGCGCGCGAAGCGCAGCGTGACGGTGCGCTCCCCATCATACTCGAACGACAGGTCGTCGAAGCCGAGACCGTCGCGACCCGCAGCGCCGTCCTTGCCGTCCCTGCCGTCGGCGCCGTCCTTGCCGTCGCGGCCCGCAGCGCCCGGCGCGCCCGGCTGTCCATCGCGGCCCGGGGCACCATCCTTGCCGTCAGCGCCGTCCTTGCCGGCAGGCACCGGAAACGCCTCGAAATAGTCCCGCACCGCTTTCTTGAGAGGCGAGATCACACCCGGCTGCTCGGGCAGCAGGGCCTCGGTGATCTGCGCGATCGTCGGCGGCGGTGCATCCTTGCCATTCAGCCCGGGCGCGCCGTCCTTGCCGTCGATGCCATCGCGACCATCCTTGCCGGGCTGGCCATCGGTGCCCGGCAGGCCATCTTTGCCGTCGGCGCCGTCCTTGCCCGGCGCGCCGTCCTTGCCGTCAACGCCATCGCGGCCATCCTTGCCTGGCGGACCTTCTGCGCCGGCCGCGCCGTCCTTGCCGTCGATCCCGTCGCGTCCTGGCGCGCCGTCCTTGCCGTCGGCGCCGGGTTCACCCTTCTCGCCCCGATCGCCCTTGGTAGCCGACCGCCCCTCCAGCGCCGCAATGCGCTCCAACAGCGGCTTGGTCGCCGAATCGACTGCGGCCGCGATCGCCGATTTCATCTCCGGCACGACGCCTTCCAGGATCGCCTTGATGTGCGCGTGATGCATCGGGGCTCCTATGCCGCGAACATGTCGCGGGCGATCCACGAAGCCATGGCGCGCGTCGCGGCAACCGCTTCGGGGGAATTGTCGTTGTCGGCATCTGTTGCGGCCGGCGCCGACGCCGAATCCTTTGACGACGACGCGAACGGGTCTTCCTTGGCATCGCGCTTGGCGAGCGCCGACAGGCTGTAGTTCTGCTGCTGCAGGTAGACCTCGTCGCCGCCTTCGACCGGCGGCAGGTTCATCTTCAAACGGCCCTCGTCAGGCTTCATCAGGCCGCCCTTGATGGCGTCGGTGTACGACTTGATCCGCGTCGCGGTATCCATGCGCAGCAGGTTGTCGAGGTCGAGCTCTACGCCATAGACGTGATCGGCGTGCTTCTTCAGCCCAAGGCCCCAGTCGAGCAGCTCCTCGATCGATTCGAACAGCTTCTGCAGGCACTGCGAGTAATACTGCTGGTTCAGCGCTTCGACGTTGTTGTACGCAGGCGGATCGCCGATGCCGACCATGTAGGCCGGGATGTTGAACGCGGTGGTGACGATCTTGCCGGCAGAGCCGAGCTGCTCGACCAGCTGCGAATTCACCGCGCTCTCGACGATGGCCTTGTACTCCAGACCATTGCCCATGACCGCGACGCGGCCATAGCTCTGGCCCTTGTAGTTGTTCTCCCAATGCGTCTTGATGCGCTCGGCATCTTCCTTGCTGATGTTTCCCGACGTCGTCAGGATGCCGCCGGGCCGCGCGCCGTTGCGGAAGAACGCCTCCGACTGGCCCTGGATGTTCTCCGACGTCGCCGCCGCCAGCTTGCACGCCATCAGCGGCGACAGGCCGACCAGCGGATGCAGGGTGACCGGCCAGCGGTCATGGATGATCTCGCTGGCAGGGACCGTAATGTCCTCGTCGATCCCCGCGAGGTTGTCCTTGGCAAGCTGGTAGTACACCTCGCCATTGGGCGCCACCAGCGGCTTGGTCCGCAGCGGATCGAGCACGTACATGGCCACCACGACGTTGCGGTTGTCGCGCTCGAGCAGGACATAGGTATTGCCAGCCACCAGCTTCGACATCACCCAGTTCTCGATGAACTGAATGATGGTCTGGTAATTGTTCGGCTTGGCCAGCACCGGCGAATAAGCAGGGACCTTGACATCGGTCCAGATGCCGTTTGCGTCCTCTTCCTTGAGCATCGGACGGCACTTGGCGACATCGGACGCAATGATAGTCATGCACGAGAACACGGCATGATTGGCCAGCGCGGTCTCGGTGCGGATTTCCTTGTTACGCTGCCAGGCGCCGGTGAATGGCTCGTGCACGACCAGCGGAAACCAGCCGCCGGAGCCCGGCGACTCCGAGCCCGCGGGAGCAGCCTTGCTGCCGAACACAATCTCCAGATTTGTGAACGGAATACGCAAGTGGATCAGTCCTCCGCGCGCATGTCGGCGCGGTTGTAGCGGCCGCGACGTCGCGGCGGCTGGTTGGCGCCGAGCAGATCATCCGTCGGCGATGACGCCGCATCGGTCGCAGGCGCCGAATCCCTCGCCTTGCCGAATCCCTTCAATAGACGCGCGTCCTCATCGGAGGCAAAGAAGCGATCACCCTGACGGTAGACCACCCCGCCATAGGGCAGATGATCGATGGTGCAGACAAGCTGAGGCATGAAGCCCTCCTACACATGGAAAGGGCCGGATTGCTCCGGCCCTCCCATCTCGGCACAGTTGAAGCGATCACTACTCGGCGTAGCGGGCGCCCTGGATCAGGTCGACAGCGGTCGAGCGCGCCTTGCCCCAGTTGATGTAGCGCTCGGCCTTGATCGCGATCATGTTGTGCTGCCACAGCGAGACCATGTTGGTCGACGCGGTCGGCGGCGAGTCCGGCGCGGTCTCCATCTGCAGCGAGGCCTCGCGGCTCGCATCGATGGTGACCTGACCGTCGTCCGCGAGCAGGATGTCCGGCGCGCGGGCGATGATGATCGGATAGCCGTCGGTCGGCGATCCGCCGGCGGCCGGGATGTTTTCAGACGCGACGACGGGATAGCCGAGCAGCGTGCCGCCCTCGGGCGTGATGCCCGGGAATTGCGCCTGACCCAGCGAGTTCTGCATCAGCGACAGCGCCAGCGCCTGCTGCTGGGTCATGATCCAGACCAGGCTGGAGGCATGGCCCGCGGCGTACATGTTGCCGAGCAGCGTCTTCGCGTCGGCGCGGAACGCCGCCGCCGTGGTGCCGGACGGTGCGTCCGGGGTAACGCCATAGGTGATCGAGGCCGGCGAGACATCGTTGCTGGCCTTGGTCGGATCGACGAACTGCGAGTCCATGAACTGGATGATCGCGTTCGCGAGCTCCTCGCGCACCAGCGCTTCCGCCGAAGGATTGGAAAAGCGAACCAGTTCCTCCGTCAGCGGGATGATGCCGGCGATCTTGGCGAATTCCAGCGTCACGGTATCAAACGCCATCGAGGTCAGCGGCTTCACCTTGCCTTCACCGACCCAGTTGACGGTCGCCGCACCGGTCTGGCGAGGGATCTTGATCTTGAACGGCACCCGGCGCAGGCCCGGGATGCGGCCGATGATGGTGCGCGGACGCAGATACTCAATGAATTCGGACACCATGATCTGGTAGTTCACCAGCGGCGCCGCCCAGGTGGAATCCGAGGTGGTGCCGGCGTTGACCGCCGTCTTCATGATCTCGGCGATCTCCGGCGTCTCCGCCATCCACTGCTCGTTGCCGAGAACATGGCGTTCGGCCAGCACGAGGTCGCCCTTGGAGCGCGCCAGCGCCAGCACGAAGCGGGTGAACATGGTGCCGACCGGAAGCTTCTTGTCGATCACCATGGCGCGTCCCGGCTTGTCGCCGCCGCGCGCCTTGCTGGCATCGTCCTGCGACTTGCCGTCACCGACAGGCGCCGCCGCCTTGCGGTTCAGCGCGTCGTGCTTCTCGAGGCGCTTGATGTGATCGTCGAGTTCGGCGATCTCGGCTTCCAGCGTGTCGGAAGCTTCCTTCTGCGCCGCATCGAGGGTCACGCCATCCTCGACCGCCTTCTCCATGATGGCGTTCATTTCCGCGAGCTTCTTCTCGCGCTGGTCCTTGGCGCCGGCAATCTGCTCGGCAATGGTCATCTTCGGCATCGTAGCCGATCCTTTCTGTTTCGATGCCGAGCCGGCCAATGATACGGAACGAGCCGGACCCGCAGGGGTCTTCGTTCCGGATGATGTGGTCCCGCGTTCATTGCGCAGGGCCCTGTCTACTGATTTTATGGTAGCAATCGAACAGTCGCCGTTCGCTGCGATAGTCACAGCGCTCAATTCAAGCCACAGCCATTTGATAAACCTAACGCCAAAAGTGCCCTCAATGCGCGAGGTTTCCAGCCCCATGAAACCGATTGATAAGCCGCGCACTAGTCTCAACTTAATGTCTTGCCACGCCCCATCGAGCCGATCTTTAACAGGACCGGGCTCTTCGGTTTTCTCGATCTGAACCTCGACTTCAATACCCTTAGCGGTAACTTTCGCCTTGGTGACGTTACCCACTGGCTTGTCGGCGTTGTGCTGCCACAGAAACGGAATTGGCAGTTTGTATTCCACGCCCAACGGTTCGACGATATCGTCCATCTTGTCGGGTGAGGGAGTAGTGGCAATTCCGGTGATGATGCGCTTGTCATCATCGAGGGATTTGATCTCTAGAATAGAATATGCGCGGTCAGTCACTTTTTCCATGACGAACGCCCTCCGAAGATGAAGAACAAAATGGGGTTTTTAACCAGCGGACTTGCGGGCCGCCCATGCAGCTTTTGAGGCAAGACCGATCTTGGCGCGATGCTCTGCAGTTAACTGCCGACCGCGTTTGGTTGCTCGCATCTTCTCAATCGAAGATGCCGATTTGGCCTTGCCCTGCAAGGCCGCTGAGATAGCTTCGCGCCACTCTTTGGAGCGCGGAGCGCGCTTTTTCCCACGCATTGCCGCAGATATTTTGGCGCGCGTTTCTAGTGACCTCTTCATTCCGCGATGTGCAGCGGCCGTCTTCTCGACAGCCTCTGGACTACGAGGCTTTCCCTTGGTTCTAGTGTTACCCTTATGCACCTCCGACATGAGCGCAAGCGTCTCTGCTGAGTGTTTTCGCCCAAGCCAAACTTGGTTTCCCATTCTTGAGGCTGAAATTTTGGCCCGCGCCTCGGCACTCAGCTTCACACCCAAACAATTTCCTGCGTTGGGCGCGGCGTTGTACTCCGGTCGCAAGCGATCAAACGCGGCTTGCTCTTTGGCAATTAGCTGAGGTGGATCACAAACCTCAATTATTCTAAACACGAACACGGCCGGTCCATGCTTTTCCCACGCCTGCTGCAAACGCGCACTGTGATGCTTGCCTCGCCCAAGAAGTGACCGGTGCAGCCGCGCTCTTTGAGAAATCTTCAACGCGCTACCTATATAGCGCTTTCGACTCACGAGATTGAAAATCTCGTAGATGCCAGCCCGTCGACCTTCGTTATACGAAAACAAGCACTGCATACGGACAGTATGCAACAAGCCGATGGAAATGTGAATTCACCAAATTCAAGCAACGAAGAACAGTTCGTAGTTGGGCTTGGTGACGGCTTCCGGGTTCTTGATCATCACGGTTGCCCCGTCCATCAGGGCGGCCCAGGGGTCGATCTTCGCGTCGCCGGCATTTGCCTTGGTGGCGCGGATCGCGGTGGCCGTCGGCTCGATCCGGACGTTCTGCACACACCAGTCCATCATCCCGGACTTGGCGTGCTTCATGGTGCCGTTGGCGAGCTTCCGCTCCGTCGTCTTGATCGCGTTCATCAGCTTGTAGCCTTGCGGCACGCCGACGATCTGTCCGCCTTCTTCCGTGATCCCGATGTCGTCAAGCGCATCGACCAGCTCGCCGTAAGGTCCCTCCGGATCGAGCGCGACGCAGCCCAGAAGCCCCGCTTCGTTGACCTGCTTGATGATCTCGACCATCTGGACGACGTCGTCCAGCTTGTTGTCGACGATCGTCAGTTCCTTGTCCTTGGCGAACTGCTCGAGTTGCGCCGCGATGCTCTTGCGGCGCTCCAGCACACCGCGATGGCACCAGGCATGCGACCACGTCAGCCAGATGCCGGTGCCGCGCTCGCGGCCGATCAACCCGAACCCATAGAGGTCATCGAGCCCGCCACCATCGGCGCACGCCACGATGACCTCGCAGCGTTGCAGCATCGTCTCGATCGTGATCGTCTCGTCTTCGGCGTCGGACCAATGTGCAGCACCCGGCCAACCGTCGGTTTGCAGGCCGACACCCATCTCGACATTGAGATGCTGGCTGGCCCAGATGCGGATGGCCTGGTCGTTCTTGGCCTTTTCCGTTTCCCAGTCGGCGACAAGGCTTGCGAGGTGTACCGAACGTCCGAGGTTCGGCATGACGAGGCCCCAGTTCTCGGGGTTCTGCCACTTGTCCTTGTCCCTGGCGATATCGGCCGGAAATTCGTACAGCACCGGCAGGAGCGGCCGGTGCACCTTGCCGCGAAAATCTCCGTTCCTGATCTTGCGGGCGTTGATCAGCTCTTCCTGAAACGCGCCGGCCGGGATGTCGTCGCTCTGCGTCGTCGTGATCAGCAGCACGCCTTCCGGCGTTTTTTCCAGACCGCCGCGGATCTGGCGCAACACTTTCTGGGTATGCCGGTTGCGTCCGAGCAGATGGAGCTCGTCGACCATGGCCGCGATCAGGATCGATCCGGTCAGAATGTTGACGTCGAACGTACGGACCTTCAGCTCCGACTGGTTGTCCGGCCTCAAATCGACGATCGTCTTCAGGTGATCGCGCGGCAGGAAGCGGCGCTTCAGATCAGGCGAGGCCTCGATCATGCCAACCGCTTTTTCGTAAGCGTTCTCCGCGATCGCCTGCGTCGGCGCAACGAACAACGCTTCCGATCGCGGCCGGTTGTTCATCAGCATGATGATCAGCAGCAGGCCGGCGCTGTAGGTCGTCTTGCTCTGCCCCTTCGGCAGCATCGCCAGGATGTCGCGGATATAGCGATGCTGCTCTTCCGGAAACCAAGATCCAAAGACTGCCCGCACGATATCGCGGAACCATGGCCCGCAGTGGGTCCGCATTTTCGGTAGGCCAGGCACGTCTGGCAGACGCAACTCATCGAACATGGCGAGGCCCAGATCGGCCTCTTCCCTGTTCAGCGGCATATCCGGGAGGATTGACCGCCCTTCCCGAATGCGGTCCTCCCAGTCCGGGCAGCTCAGGTCCCACATCTCAATTCGGGCGACCCTGCTGCTGGCGCCGGGCCATCAGCTCGCCGAGCGGCGTCCCGACGTCCGGATTCTGTGCAGCGAGAGCCGCCTGTTCCTTCTTGCCGAGCCGCGCCTGCTTCTCCGTTCGTTCGGGCGGCGCGGCCTGGCCGTAGCGCATCAAATCGTTGCGCTCGACCAGCTTGAGGTAAGCCTTGGTCGCCGCCACGTTGCCGGCCTCACCCTGATCCAGAAGCATCATGCCGATCTTGGCGTCGTGCCGATCGCGGGCGACGTCCCGGAATTTGAGCTCCGAAAAATAATGCTTGCGCAGCGAGGGCGGCGTGATGCGCAAAGTTGCGGCGATCCGCTCGTTGTTCCAGCCCCACGCCAGCATCATGTTGACCTTGCGTCGGTTTTCTTGAGTTGGAATGTGCTGGGGACGACCGCGGCGTCCGTGGTTCTCAGGAACCGGATCGCCGAACAGGTCAAAAATCACGCCCATGAGAAAAAAACCTGCGGCTGAG